CCGAGAGAACTTTGCCAAATAATTACGGCAAAAATCAGTACTATATTTCTACTAAAATTAATAGTCCTTATTTTCATGTTACAATAATTTATTTCCATCTGCCAATTGCTACCCAATCAAAATTACGAATAGAACTACCAATAGTTATTGTAGTTGTAGCATTTACATATTTTCTCATTACAGACACGAAAGTAACTGTTTTATTATAAGGTAAAGCAGTATATAATGCTTGATCGCTAGATACTGTTTCCATTGTTGTTATAAAACGATAGGTCGTATCATAAAATGAAAGAGGAAAATATATAGTTGCACTTCCCGCTGATGAATTAGTTAAATATCCCCATTGAACCAGTAGTCCATCTTCGTATTTACGATAGCCATTTTGTCCAAGATTTTGCGCACTAATTTGCGCAGATTTTGTTCCGAGAGAACTTATGTAAAAAATGACCCGCAATAGATAAAATGAATACTATCTTTTTGAATAGATGAATCACTCTGTTCATTACACTTATGTATTTATATTTTATAATATAAATTCAAATCTGGTGATATGATAACTTTGCATAATGGTGATAAGGAAATAGAAATTGAAGTAAAGGATGAAAGCTACTCTTATGAAGCTATCATGGGAGAATATACACTCACTTTGTATTTTTCTCATCCGGGATATATTGAAATTCCGGTTGGCTCCTGGTGTGACTTCTACGGGAAGCGTTATTCTTTGAAGAGGGATAGCAATTTCAAGAAGAACGGTGAACGTAACTTCGAATATACTCTGATTCTGGAAACTGGGGAGGCTGATGCTATGCTGTGGAAAGTACGTCATACCGTTGACAGAAGTATTAAATTCTCATATACAGCCAAGCCACATGAACACCTACGTCTACTCGTTGAAAACCTGAACCGTCGGAGTACCGGTTGGAAAGTCGGTGATTGCATTGAAGGAACGGAAAAAGTAATCAACTACAATCACACCTATATTCTTGATGCTTTCAATCAACTTGCAGAACTATATGAAACAGAATGGCAGATCATTGAAGAAACGGTTGAAGGAAAACAAATTAAGACTATCCATCTGCGTAAAGTTGAGTATAACAAGGAGAACCCTTTGAAACTGTCGTATGGTAAAGGACACGGTTTTAAGGTCGGTGTTGGTCGCGAATCCGGGGAGATACCACCCGAAATAATTTTGGTAGAAACTACAGATCGCAATATTGATTATTCTACATACGGATCTAAGTACCTGTTACTTCCAAAGAATAAGACTATCCGATTTGATGGAATCAAATTTGAGAATGAAGAGGGCTTCGATTCTACTAAGGCGCGTATCTATAAGACCGATGCGGATGGAACTTGTGTCATGCGTGCCGATAAAGAACTTACAACAGCAAAGGAAGATAGTCTGGACTGTACAGCTATTTATCCTTCCCGTGTCGGTACTGTCAGTGCTGTTATTGAAGTGAACAAGAAGAATAACTTCTTTGACTTTGTAGATAAAGACATCCCGGAAGAGTTGAATTTCGAAGATTGTCTCATAGCTGGAGAAAGTATGACTGTCATTTTCCAAACCGGCATGCTTACAGGCAAGGAGTTCGAAGTAAAGTATATCCATGAAGCGAAAGACAAGAAAGAGGCACGTCGATTTGAAATTGTTCCGCAAGAAATCGATGGGATAACAATGCCGGAACCGGAAGTCTGGCGCCCGAAGGTTGGTGATACATACGCAGTGTTCGGAATGCAATTGCCGAAGGCTTATATCTGTAATGACAGCACACAAACAGGTGCGAGCTGGGAAGCTTTCAAGGAAGCAGCAAAATACTTGTATGAACATGAAGATAAAGCATTCATATTTACCGGGACATTGGACGGCATTTGGGCTAAAAAACGCTGGTTGGAGATAGGCGGTAAAATAGTACTCGGAGGGTATGTTGATTTCTATGATACGCAATTTCATCCGGAAGGTTCTCTTATTCGCATGATCGGAATCAAGCGCTATATTAATAATCCATATTCTCCGGAAATAGAGTTGTCAAACGAACCTGTCAGTATATCTGTTTCAAGTGATCTGAATAAGATTGAGACGAACAAAGTAGAGGTAGATATCAAGCATAAGGACGCCCTGCAGTTTACTAAGCGTCGGTTCCGGGATGCAAAGGAAACGATGTCCATGCTTGAAGATGCACTGCTGAACTTCTCCGGCTCTGTCAATCCAATAACCGTTTCAACCATGCAACTGCTTGTAGGTGATGAAAGCCTGCAATTTCGTTTTGTCAATTCAAAAACGAATCCAGTTCAGGTATCTCACAATATTACTTATAATGCCAGCACAAGAATACTGAACGCTCCGGCAGGAATCCTTCAGCATTTAACACTCGGCATTAGTTCTCTTTCTTCTTCACATAAGGCAGACGAATATAAGTACTGGGATATGGCTGAATACAATTCTCCGGCACTAATTGACCCGGAAAAGAAATATTATCTATATGCTAAAGTTGGCAAGGAGAATCAAGCCGGAACATTCCTCTTGAGTGAAACAGCTATTAAAATGGAACAGATAACTGGATATTATCATTTACTCACCGGAGTGCTTAACAGCGAGTATGAAGGTAGTAGAAGTTTTGTTCAGCTATACGGATTTACTGAAATTCTGCCGGGCCGCGTAACAACAGAAAGAATCCTTTCGCCAGACGGTGATACATATTTCGATCTGGTAAAAAGTGAGATAGGCGGTAACATTCAAATAAAAGCAGGTTCTTCCGGATTGGAAAATCTGTCTGAATGGGAAGCTGCTCATCAGGAAATAAAGGATGCAGCTAAAGCGGCCAAAGATGCTGCCGATTCAGTGGAAGGACTTCATAACTATGTAGATGGAGCCTTCGCTGACGGTCTTATAGACGAAGCAGAGGCAAAAGCTATTGAAAAGTATATCAATACGATCAACAACACTAAACAATCTATCGAAGCAACTTATAATAAACTCTACACGAATATTTATTTATCCGGCTCTGCAAAGGTTGGTTTGCTCAATGCTAAGGTTACATTGATGGGAAGTATTGAGAACCTTATAAATGCTATCAATACAGCCATCGCTGACGGACAGACCACTGTAGAGGAAAAAAGAGATGTAGATAATAAGTTTACTCTGTTTAATTCAGCCTTAGCAACTTTCAATACAGCTGTTGAAGAAGCAAATAAGGCAATACAGGATAAACTAAAGGAATATTCTGACGAGGCACTGCAACAAGCAATACAAGCTTTAGAGGATGCAGCGAACGCTGCTAAAGCTGCGCAGGACGCTGCCGATTCAGTCGATGGCTTACATGATTATGTGGATGGCGCATTTGCGGACGGTATCATTGACGGGGCGGAAGCGAAAGCGATAGAGAAGTATTTGAATACAGTCAAAAATACGAAATCTGCCGTTGAAGCGACATATAGCAAACTATATGTAAACACCTATTTGGAAGGTTCTGCAAAAACAGCCTTATTTAATGCCAAGGTTTCCTTATTTGGTGCTATTGATAATCTTATTGCTGCAATAAATACGGCTATTGCAGATGAACAAACGACTATTGAGGAAAAAAAGAATGTAGATGATAAGTTTACTCTATTCAACTCTGCTTTAGCTAGTTTTAATACAGCTGTTGAAGAAGCAAACAAAGCTATTCACGACAAACTGAAAAGCTATTCCGATGAGTGTACAGCCGATTTGAAAGTACTCAATACTCAAATCTCCGCACAAGTAACTCGAGTTGACAGCCTGACGCAGCGGATAGATACTGCAGGTTGGATAACGACTTCCGACGGTAATAAGATATATGCTTCTAAAGAACTGGAAAACGGCAATACGCTTATATCTTATATTAACCAGGCAGCAGGTGAAACGACGATTCATTCATCTAAAATTAATTTGGAAGGTGCTGTTACAATCACCGCACTGCATAGTGATCTGCAGATAATGATTAACTCCAAGATTGATCGAGACGGATTGGGTAAATTAGCATTTGAGGATGCAGTCGAATATGCAAAACTTGGTACTACCATTGTTGTAGGTGGGTATTTGAATACTGACTATATCCGTGTGAAACGTATTGATGCGGACGGCGCAAAGGTTGGAGGATTCACTATTGATAACGGTCGGTTAGTCTGGAAAGCGGGTGATTATTTCGGGGATATTTCCCGCAGTCTGAAATTGGGATATAGTACCACCTCGAAAGAAGGTGTAGTGCATGTTACTTTCAATCCAGCCACGGATGGTAATTTCGGTATTTCCGCTATTGGGGCTGGTTTTGGAGGAAGTGCTGCTATTTATGGTTCTACCAATCTTAAGACTCCTAAATATCCCGATAATTACATTTATGCGGGTTTCTTCGATGGCAACGTAAGGGTACTAGGAGATGTAACGGCAAATGGATTCTTTCCGAGTGATGGCAATGGGAGTTATTGGTCTGTTATTTCAGATAGCACAATTACACTTTTAGATCCTTCTACACGAGGAAAGACTTTGCATATAGTAAAAGGGTTAATCGTTGAAATAAAATAAAAATTATGAAAGTAAATCTAAACAGAAACTTACTCGACTTTAGAGGTCGGGAGTTTGTCGAATTGGTGAATGGTAAGGAAAGTAAGAAATCTCTTCGTGATTTGGTGGCAGAGGCATTATTTGCAGCAGGCTCTAATCCACAGAAGAATATGGAAACTTCCAAGAAATTACGAGCATATAAAATGCTACAACAGATTATTAACAATCGTGGAGTACTTGATATTGAAACGGAAGATGCTGCTCTATTAAAAGAAATTTGTGGAGAGTATCTTACTGCAGGTACGTACGGACAAATTTATGATTTAATAGAAGGAGGAAACAAGGAATGAACATCACAGCAACTAACAGTACTGCAACAACTAAGGTTACAGACACTATCAGAGTTAAATACAGAATGTCAACCCGTGGTACCGAAGCGGTGAAAGATATTACTGCCGAGATTGTCAAAGATGAAACGACTGTCGGCTTCTTCAATATTTCTCGAAATGGAGTAACTGGATTCTCGCTACATGAGGATCATGGGCTAACCTCTGGCGAAGTGAAACAAGTATTTCAGACAGCTATTGATGATTGTAGCGAGGTATTAAAATAAAGTATTAATATTTTAGATAAAAATGATATGGATTATTTCAAAAACTTACTTATTGGATTGGTTACCGGCATAGCTGCTTATCTCAATCCTATTTCTGGGGAGATCAAAAGTCTTATTGCTGTATTTGCCCTCAATTTCATTTGCGGGTTACTTACTGCACTCCTTATCAATCATGAGAGTTTTTCTTTTAAAAAGGCTTGGAGGTGTATCGTAGAAGCAACTATTTTCTTTACCTTGGTTAGCTGTATCTACTTTATTGGTGAACACAAAGGAAATCCGGAAGGTGCGCTACAATGTGTTTCATTTATTACGTATAGCGTTTTCTATTTCTATGGGGTGAACATTCTAAGGAATATCAAAGAAATTCTACCCAACTCTAGCAATGGCTACAAGGTAGTAGCTTTCTTGCACTATGTATTAAGTGTTGAGTTTATAAAGAATATTCCCTATTTAACAAACTATCTACAAAAAGGAGATACCAAATGATTGAAGTATTGGAGTTTATTTTTCAAGATTCTTGGCATTGGCTAGGATCTGTTATTATGATAGCTATCATTTGCAATATCAACTTGATTAAAGTTGGCCCAATAACAAATAAAAAGAAGAATAAGAATGAAAACTATTGATGCAATTATCATCCATTGTTCGGCCACGCGTGCTGGACAGGATTTACGAGCCAAAGATATTGACCGGATGCACCGGGCTCGAGGATTCAATCAGATCGGTTATAACTTCATTGTTGATCTTGACGGAATAGTTGAGAATGGGCGACCGTTAAGCATTGATGGAGCGCATTGTAATACCAAAGGATTTTCAGAGTCTTCGTATAATAAGCATAGTGTTGGCATCTGTTATATCGGAGGCTTGGACGCATCTGGAAAACCTGCAGATACACGTACTCCAGCTCAAAGGGCAGCACTACGTGAATTAGTCGCGAAGCTCTGTAAGGAATATCCTATAATTGAAGTACTCGGACACCGTGATACTTCTCCGGATCTGGATGGCAGCGGAGAAGTAGAGTCTAGGGAATACATCAAGGCTTGTCCCTGCTTTGATGTCAGGAGTGAATTTTCTAATTTTCTTCGTAATACAGTAGTTCGGCCATGAAAGCGCTAATTTATATAACCATATTCCTGATGTCGGGAATATGGTTTGCTTCCTGCAAGACTTCCCGGAATATGGAAACTCAAAAGCAGGTAGACTATTCCAGTGAATTGAGTCGTATTCAAAGTATAATTGAGTCATTGAGGGCTGATGCAAGTAAGCAAACGAAGATTACTACTGACAAGTTGAGTGATCTGAAAATTGAGAATAAAACAGTTTATTTGTCACTTCCGGATTCGACAGGAAAACAGTATCCAGTCAAAGAAAGTACTACCACCGCTTCCAAACAGGAGCAAGAACGGACCAAAGTCTATGAAACATTATCTATTACTTTGCAGCAATTTTCTAATCGATTGGATACGATAAGTAACAAGATGAATGCCTTACTAAATCAAAGAGAGAAGGTTATTGAACTGTCATGGTGGGACTTGCATAAAGATAAGGTTTACGTAGGTATTATAGTTTTAATAATAATTGGGGTGATAGTGAATAAGGTAAGGAATAAGTAGTACCTTTGTCGTGGAATCCCATAATTCCAAATCCGCGACGGCGGAATTTTGCCCTGACTGAATAGTCAGGGCTTTTTATTTTTTGAAGTAAATATTTTACGAAAAGAATATTTATCCATATATTTGTTCAATGCACTTAAAATAGTAAATAATGAATAGCTTAGAAGATTATAAAACAGTTTTAATAATAGGAAATGGATTTGATAAAAATATTGGTATGCCTACTTCTTATAAAGAGTTTATGGGAAGTGAAGAATTTAAAGATTTAATTACAAAAGATAATAGTGTCCTAGCCAAATATTTGGACTATAAAAAATCACACGATGGAACAAACTGGATAGATTTAGAAAAAGAATTAGGCAATTATGCTAAAATCCTAAATAATGGAGCTAAAATAATTAATGTAATCCCCCCAGAAATAAGAGGAGACATGAATTATAGTGAAATCCAAAGTGCATTTAGACGGGACTTTGATTTTCTATGTTGGGCATTAAAAAACTATTTGAAAGAAGTTGAGAATATCAAATATCCTAATGAGAAAGCAGCTAACTCTGTTGCATACAAACTCATCAAAGATATAATAAGAGAAAGAAAGCCATATTATGTTGTTAATTTCAACTACACGAATTTTGTTAAAAAGACTATTATGTTCGAATCGTCTGGCTATTCTACAAAGAATGAAATTCTACAAATACATGGTTCATTGAAAAAAGATATTGTTTTTGGAGTACAAGATAATTTTGAGCTAGAACGGCAACATGTCTTTTTATATAAATCTCACAATAAATGTCAAAAAGTAAGAGGATTACCTCAAATTTTAGAGAATGCAGATAAAATTATATTTTTTGGTTATTCATTAGGAGAAACAGATCATTCCTATTTTGATGATTTTTTTAAAAATCAAACGAAAAAGGATTGCCGTAGTAAAAGTTTTGTTTTTCACCATTATGGACAAGATGCATATGATGACATTATTTGGCAATTGAAAGTGCTTACAAATAATCGAACATCCTATTTAAATCAATATAATGATATACGGTTTGAAGATAGCAGTAAGACACCAAAATAGAAACATTATAGCAGAAGAAAAGCGAACACAACTCTGCACAGGAATTATGAAATTTGTTATTAACTTAAATAAGTCTCTAGCATGAATAGAATTATAATTATCGGCAATGGTTTTGATATGGCACATAATCTTAAAACTGGATATCGGGATTTTATAGATGACTATTGGAATAATGTAACAGAAAAGGTATTTGGGGGATATGATCAATGGTTGAAAGAAAACTGGGGAGGAATGGATTATTTTGGTAACTATAAGGACGAGTTTGTTGGCTTTGAGAAAAAATATGGTAAGACAGAAATTAATAAAAGCTCCTTTCCATGCAAAAAAGGCACTCTATTAGAGAAATTGTACACACTAATTGATGAGTATAATAATGACCCTAATACACCAGTAACAGTTCATTTAAAGTTTAAAAATCGGTTTTTTGAGCGTATATCTCATCAATGTTCTCTCGTTAATTGGGTAGATATAGAAAATGAATATTATGATGCATTGAAAGAACTACTTCAAAAAGAAAATACTCAAAAGCAAAACGAAAGTATCCGTACTCTTAATAAAGAGTTTGATGATGTAAAAAGATTACTGGAAAAATATTTAACAGAAATTACTAAAAAGACTGAAATTGCAAAACATCAATCTATACAAGACGCATTTTCAAGTTTTGTAGAATTTGACGATATTGCCAATTGTAAACAAACTGTATATGCAAATTCTATTTTTGCTGAAATGGTTCATGCTAATACAATTGATGAATTTGAAAACGATAGAGTAGTTGATAAAACATATAAGTACTGTCTTACAGAAAATGAGGCCCGAATAATATTTATAGAAAAAAAACTCAAAGATGAGTCTTTTAAAAAGTATCATCTTCTACCATATACATTACTTTTGAATTTCAATTACACACAAACTGCGAAAAAATTATATAATGATCATAATATTGACGAAATCATCAATATTCATGGAGAACTTAACAGTGAGAATAATCCTATTATATTCGGATATGGTGATGAATTAGATGATGATTATAATAAAATAGAAAAATTGCAGAATAATGATTTTTTAGAGAATATAAAATCAATAAGCTATCATAAAACAAGAAACTATAGGGAACTACTGAATTTTATTTCATTAGGTCCATATCAGGTTTTTATAATGGGGCATTCTTGGAGGATGTAAATTAAACTGTGTCAGCAAGGAATAAAGTATTAACTTTGCTAAC